AAAAATTAACTCTGTTTTTTGCCTGGTGCTGGTTCGAGCTTTTGAAAAAGCGTGCTGCTGCGCGGGCTAAGAACCGGCGATACGGTCAACGGCACCCCGAAAAAGTAGTGGAATCAGCTCGACGATACCGAGAGGGACACCGGGAACAGTGCCGGGAGCAACACCGGCGGTGGAGAGCGGCAAATCCCGAGCTAGAAAAGGCCATAAATCGTCGGCATTATGCGGCCAACCCCGAGAAAGAAAAAAAGCGGTCCCGTCAATGGGCGGTGAATAACCGGGGCCAATTACATATTTGGCAGCGGGAGTGGGCGGCGAAGCAGCGGCTAACCAATCCAAATTTTCGGATCAGGATGGTGGCACGGACTAGAATAAATGATGCACTGCGGCGGGGAGTAGCTGTTAAATCGGCCAGGACGCTGGCACTTCTCGGTTGTGGAATCGAGGAGTTGAAGCGTCACCTGGAAATCCAGTTCCGGCCCGGGATGTCATGGGATAATTATGGCAAGTGGCACATTGACCATATCCGGCCTTGTGTCAGCTTTGACCTGACGGACCCAGAGCAGCAGCGCGCCTGCTTCAATTTCAAAAATCTCCAGCCGCTCTGGGCAAAAGACAACTTGAGCAAAGGTTCCAAGTATGCCCCCAAGTCCCAGCACTAGGATCGTTGACCAGGACGGAGTTTTCTTCTCCGGGATGAAGTCTGATCAGGACCCGGGACAGATACCACTCGGATATTACTGGTGTGGAGTCAACGTCCTAAATGTCGGGGGGACAATCAGTTGCCGCCCGGGTTACCGCTGTGTCTTGACACTCCCGGATGGAAACCTCCAGGGCGGCTTTATCTTCCGGCCAAACAACGGCCTGGAACAGGCGGTCGTGGCAATTGATGGGAAGGTCTATGTTGCGGACTGGCCCTTTATCAACTTCAACGTGCTTCCCAACGTCCAGCTTTCCCCCTACGCGCGGCAAGTCTTTTGGATTCAAGCCACGCAGTCCGCAGAGCGGATTGCGTCAGACGGGGTTTCTCCCGGGGTTGGGCCGGCCCCAGCGATAAAGGTGATCACCCCGAAGGCCGTAATGTTTGCGCAAGATGGTGGCCTTACCGCACCTGCGTGGTATGACGGGGCAAATTCCGGGCATGTTTCCGGGGATGCATATGGGACCCCAGCCGGTGGAGATATGGCCTGGGTGGGTGATCGGCTCTGGGTGGCGCACGATCATCAGGTTCTGGCCAGTGATATTTCCAACCCCTTCAGCTTCCGCGAAGTGGGCTACCTTGGCGGCCAGGTTTCGTTTTTCTTCCGCTCCGGAGTCACAGCGATGGTCGTGACACCGTCCACCGAGTCACCGCAGTTGATGGTGTTCACTGATGTCAACGGGTCCATCCTCCAGGCCAACATCAGAGACAGAAGCCAGTGGACCACGACGCCAAACTTCCAGGAGGAAGTGATCGGTGTGGGCTGCCTGTGCTCGAAGTCCTGTGTTTCCCACTACGGGCGCTTGGTGTGGTTTTCTCCCACGGGGATTGCTTTTTATGACCCGGCGCTAAGCGGGAAGATCACCACGCGGCTTCCTATTCGGGACAACGAAATGCTGGTGAGTAAAGCTGTCCTGAGTGATGACCTGTCGCAGGTTGCCGCCGGGATTTACGGACAGTGGCTGATGATGTCTGTGCCCGCTGAAGACACATACAACCGGCACACTTGGGTCCTGAACCACGCCAGCCTGACCACACTGGCTGACGATTCTGGCCCCTCGTGGTCGGGGTATTGGATAGGCACGCGCCCGGTGGAGTGGATGTATGGGCAGGTCGCGAACACCGAGAGAATTTTTCACGTCTCGGTCGATTTCGATGGAAAAAATCGTTTGTGGGAGGCATTCATTCCAGATCGGTTGGACAATCGGTGCCCGATAACTTGGGGACTGTTTACACGCGGTTACTTTGGTGCTACCGCCTCAACGCAGTTGAAGGACCCGGGCACCCGCTGCCGGCTTTCCTGGGTGGATGTTGCCTTTGCCGGTGTGGAGGAGAATTTGAATCTGGGGGTGTTCTACGCTGGTGGCACGCGCGGGGCATTTCGCCAGATAATGAGCAAGATGGTTGCTGTTAGCAAAGGGAGCTTGTCTTATGACCAGTCGATCAGTGCGCGAGATACCGTGTATGCCTTCAAAGCCCAGTCGCGAACCCTGCGGACGGAGGATGCCAACCAAAAACCGGCAGATAGCTGCTCGGGATCATGCGGGGCGGAGTCGCCGGATCAGGATAACATCGACAGGAATTTTCAGCTTTTGGTTGTGGGTCATGGCCCGGCTACCTTGCGATGGATTCGTCCGTTTGCCTTCCTGGTGCCGGAAGATTTGTCAGGTGATGCCATCGCATGCGACGACGAAACCGGTTTCAATGCAGTCCGGTATGACGGGGCCTCTGTTAGTAGCCCGGACTACGGTGCTGTGGTGGCGGACCTTGCCGCAACGTGTGTCGCGGAATACAAGTCCGTAAAAACAGAAGTGCTTGAGCAGGGTGGCTATGAGTCAGCCGGCGTCGGGACGGCGGATAGCATAGTCTCTCAGGAAGCCGCGGATCGGGTGGCTGTAGTGATTGCTACTCGGATGGCAGAGAATGACTTGGGCGGCATGCAGCCGCCAATAACATCAGTGGGGATGCCGTGAACGCTGTCTTGGATGTATTGAAACTCCGTAGGGTCAAGTTGGACTACATTTCTCCTCCGGTCTGCCCAGGGATAGCCATTACCAGTAGTTCGGGGTCGGGCACAATTTGGGTGGATATGGGTGACGAGAGTGGTTGGTGTCCCCCGGGGTTTGTGTGGGATAACCAATTGTGGACCTGTGTATCAACCAACCCACCGACGCCACCGACGCCACCGGCACCGCCTCCGCCTCCGCCGCCTTCGACGGGGTGCATTACCAACTCAGACTCGCTTTCTGGTGGCACCGTTGGGACGGCTTATTCCCAGACGTTGGTCTGTTCTTTTGGAACTGGCCCGCGCACTTTTTCGACGACCGATTCCTTGCCAGATGGTCTGACGCTCAGTTCTTCTGGAGTGATTTCTGGAACGCCGACAACGGCGGGAACCACGATTTTTACCGTGACCGCTACCGATTCGCTGGGTGCTCTCTGCACTGACGTTTGTCAGGTCACAGTTGTTCCACTGCCAATTGTGTATTATGGTCTCGTTTTGGATGCAGACTATCAGGGTAATAACACTCCAATTTTTGAAACGGGAGGCACTCCTCTTAGTCTTCCTAGTCCTGTTTTTTCGGGCTATTCGGTCACCGTTCACCTCACAGGCAATCATCCGGAGTTGGGGGGATGGATTCGTGTTACTGGACACACAGGTTCACCTTCTGGGCCTGCCTTTGATACCGGGTATATAGCTGTTCCGGCAACGAGTGACCCGAATCCGTCCAACTATCCGGTTACGTGGACTGCTCCTTAATCATAAGAAATTTATGCCAAAATCAACTAATTACGCGGACAACTGGTTCAAGTTGCTCGATGTCAACACTGCCTATGCTAACGTGGGTGACGCAGGCGGCCTACAGCCATCCGCTGCTCCTGGAAATCTCTATGTCTCGCTCCATACTGGTGACCCGGGGTTGACCGGGGATCAGACCGCCAATGAGGCAACCTATACTGGCTATCTTCGAGTGGCGGTTCCCCGGAGTGCGGCGGGCTGGACTGTGGCTGGCAATCAGGTCTCGAACACGGCTAATGTGACTTTTGCGGTATGCACTGCGCTCAGTTCGGTTGTCACTTGGGTTGGCGTTGGAACGGCAGCAGCGGGGGTAGGTCAGCTGCTCTATGCTTTCCCCCTGATCCAGACCTACTCAGCTTTTTTTGCCACGGTGGCGGGTAACCTGTTTTACCAGGCAAGCGGTCTGGCTACGCTGACACCGATACAGCTTTTGACAGCCCCGGGTGGTTCGTTACCAGGAGGGTTTTCTCAGGGCGTTACTTATTTTGTCAAAACGGTAGCAGGTGATACTTGCACTGTGTCCGCTTTGTCGGGAGGTGCGGATATAACTGTGGTTACGCATGGTTCGGGTCTCTTGGGACAACTATCATCGCTCTCGGTGGTAGCGGGAATCACGCCGCAGTTCCTGGCGGGGCAATTGGTAATCTCTGAGGTTTAATATGGCGTCACAATTCACCGTCTTCACCAGTTCTGATGTGTCCGGTCCCGGTCTCCTCACTGGAGCCGCCGGCAGTTTGCTGGCTGTGCTCGATGCTTGCTTGGTGACTAGTTATGCGGGCCACACGCTCGCCGCTCAATGGACCAAGCCGTTCGCGAACAGCGGCAACATTGGTTGTTACAAGCAGGGGGCTGGCGCTGGTTTGGGTCTCGTTATCAATGATGCCGGGCCGAATGTCACTAGCACTTACAAGGAGGCTTGGGCTACCGGCTGGGAGTCCGTTGCCGGAGTGGGTGCTCCAGTAGGAACCGGCTCTGGTCAATTCCCGATACCGGCACAGCTTCTGACATCAGGGCATGTTGTCATTCGCAAGAGTGCTTCTGCTGACGCTACTGGCAGGGCTTGGACACTATTTGCCGACAGCAGAACCTTTTATCTTTTCGTCGCGAGCGGGGATACAGTAAATGTGTATATGGCCTTCATGTTTGGAGATGTGTTCTCGTTGAAAGGAGCCACGGACGCTTACCGCTGTGTGATTCATGGCAGGGCGCAAGAGAATGTTGGGAGTGGTGGAAGCACGGTTGACAGCCTGGACTCGATTTATCCGTGTGCTGTTGCCGGTGCCAATGGTCCAGGAATGTTTATGGCTCGTTCCTACGGGGGTGGTGGAACCAGTATCACCACCCAAAAAATGGGAGACATGAATGCCCTTGGTGCCTCCGCGGGCTACGCGGGGGTAGCAATGGCGGGACTCTTTCAGATTCCAAATGGTCCTGACAACTCGGTTTACTTGTCTCCAGTTAAGGTGATAGAACTGGTGGCGGTGAGCATCCGGGGCCGCTTGCGGGGCGTCTATCACGTCTGTCATCCTCTTGCAAGTTTTGCTGATGGACAAACTTTTGTAGGCGGGGGTGATTACGCCGGAAAGTCTTTCCAGATAGTTAGTCATGGGATAAATAATGGATTTTGGGCTGTGGAGACCAGTGCCACGGTGGAGACTAACTGATGAGCTATAACCTGTTTGGCTCGACTATTCCGACGAACTTGTCTAACGCTGGGACCTATACCCTCGGTGCGGTCTTTACCAGTTTGGACGTTGGTGACGTAATGGGAGTCAGATTCTATAAGGGGGTGCTCAACACGGGAACGCACATCGGAACCCTATGGAGTATCACCGGGACCAACTTGGCCCAGGTAACTTTCACTGGGGAAACCGCGTCCGGTTGGCAGTATATGGCTTTTGGCTCGCCATATCATATCAGCGCCGGCATCCAATATGTGGTGTCCTATACCTGCCCAACAAATTTTGCTTCTACCATAGGAGTGGGGTCGGTTGCTGGCCGGGTTTTTGGGAACCCACTGTCGGCGACCGTAAATTTTTCAAGATACATCGCGGGTGGGTCTAACACTTTTCCTACCAACACAGATGCTAATAACTATTTTGCAGACCTCGTGTTGGACAATGTGGTGCAACCAACCGCAGTGCGCTCCTTGATCGGAAGGCAATGCGTCGTCGGCGCGCTTCAGGGGGTCTCCTTCGGAGGGGTGACCTCAATTCACGGAGACACCTTCGACCGGCATTTGAAGACCGGCGTGCGCGAAGAACTGAGTGATGGCTATCCCGCACCGCCCTGCTTGGCCCTGGACTATCCGGGCATGTGGCGCTTCCGCTGGCAAGTCCAACCAGGATTACAGACAATCTCCTGTTATGCGAAGCAGGCGTCCAACGTGACCGGGAAAAGACCTTCGATGATCGTCAAGGCGAACCCGGCGCTTGGCCTTGCCGCAGACGTGGTCGGTTTAGCGGGGGCATCGACGGGCTGGATCAAGATCAATTCCCTGAGCGTTACAGTTGCCACGGCGGGGGTATTGTGGGTAGAGCTTTGGAATAATGATACGGACACCTTCTACAGCACCGCCTTTTTCGACAACATTGATGTATGAGCCTTCAACGCAATCGAGACACACTTGATTACTGGCTCAATGGCATTCCGGTAATCATCCCCGGATTTGATGGAAGCTTCAACGCCTGGATCAATGGTATTGCTGATGTTGATCGCGGCTCTCAGGCTGGGGCCTCTTCGCCGCTCGGCACTACTATGGGTGCTGCGGTGGCTTCGGTCAATCTGTCTGCGTTGGCGGGCTCCCCGGTGCTGGGCATCGGAATTTCTCTGGGGTCCGCGCAGATTAAATCGGCGAGTCCACTCTTTTCTGGGGGAGGTTTCGGGATAACCACTTCCGCTGTTTCCCTCGGGGCTATCGTGTCAGTTCCCGCAACGGGCACCGGCATCTCGTTGGGTGCTGCAATGGTTATTGCGAAGCCCCTGGGGGCCAACGCTATTGGGCTCGCGGTCGCGTCCGCGTCACTTTCCTCCTACCCTTCGATGCAGTTACGGGGTATTGGAAAAGCGACAGCCTCGGTCTCGCTCGGCTACTTCATGGCGTATGTGGTTGGCCCAGCCGTCTTCGGCTATCCCTCAATCCAAGAATCTATCCCGCAGCGCATCTCCATGTTTGGTTTCATCATGCAGCCAATTCTGGACGTTCTCCGGCTTCGCCGGGTTCCGCTTCACTATGTCTCTCCGCCAGTCTGTCAACCGGCCAACTCGATAGCATCGGGTTCTGCCTTCGCAACACCAATGATCCTATGAGCCTAAACGCAACTCCACTCTTCATCCAAGCGTCACCCTTGCCGGCGACGTTTCAGGGCACTCCTAATGACATGTTCACGGAGATGATTAAGAGGATGAAAATTCTCTCTCCTTCGGGAACCAACTTCATTTTCATCGGGGATACTGCTCCCACATCGAATGTGGGACCCTGGTTGAAGAATGGGACGCAGTGGTGGACTTGGGACCCGGTGACAAAGCAATACGCGCCGCAGGATATTTCGGCCTCCTTTACCCCGGCCTTCACGATGGGTCATTCGACACCCACGTCAACCAGCCCGCCTGTTTGGCTTCAGACTACTCAGGATGCCACGAGTGCTGATCCTAATGCCTTTGGGGAAATGATCCGTTGGTTTCAGTTCGACGGCGTGAATTGGCTCTCACCCCATCCGGTGCCGCCAAACTGCCCGGAAATCCGGATGTGGATTGGCACGGAGCAAGCGCTGTGGGCTTACGATGGTGGTGACGGCTCCAATCCGGCCTCGACCGCGCCTACAGCAAACACGGGGGCCATGTGGGTGGTTGAGACACTCTTTCAATTCAGGTTCCCGCTCGGTGTGGGGGCCAACACGACTGGCTTTGACGGGAGCGTTGCGGCTGCTGTCGCCGTGCAGGAGCAGGGTGGTGATGAACGAGTTGTTTTAGACGTGGATGAATCGGGGAGTGTTCCACATACGCACACTCTTGCAAATGTTGATCTCGCCGTATCGGGTGTTCCGGGCGTGCTCACCCCAACCAATTATATTCAGATGGACTGGGGGAATGGCGGGTCAGGCTCCTCGGATTACGCACTTTCGGGAAGTGCAACCCTTCCCACCGTTGGCCAAAGTAGTCTGTCAGTCGCGGCTCCAGCGAGTAAAACACACCAGAACATGCCTCCTTTCGTGGGTGTTTTCTTCATCAAACGGAGCACCCGGATATACTACACGCCTTGAGTTTGGGGCGACTGTTGATATGAACATGGTTCAACGCCTAAACTCAGCCCAAACGCGCCAGATTATCCGTGATCTGACGCCGCAAGGGCTTTGCCACTACGCGATACCCGAGGCGGTCTCACCGGCGCGCGTGGAGGAGTTCTGTTCAGGCATTGCGGCCCAGGCGGGGGGGCGCTGTTATGGCTGGTTTGACGCCAACCTCGTGCCGCGCGGGTTCCTGGTGGGCATGATCGTTCCGGACCCGATGACTGGGCTTCCTCATGGCTTTGAGCACGCCTGGTGGTCCGCCTGGAAGGGGAAACCATCGCTTGAATTGCTCGGGGCATTCGAGAAGGACTGCAAAACCGCCGGCTGCACCCGGCTGACTCTCGGGTGCTCGGAATATGTGGATGTGGAGCGGACAAAGAAGCTCTACCGCCGGCTGGGGTTCGCGGATTACAACACCTCATTTTCAAAGGAGCTTGTTTAATATGGGAAGCATGATGGGTGGCATGTTGGGCGGCATTGGCAGCGCAGCCGGCGCAGTCGGGGGTGCTGTCGGCAGCGCCGCAGGCGCGGTCGGGGATGTGGTAGGGAGCACAGTTGGCCTGTTGGGCAGCAATGACCAGGGCGGTGGTCTGCT